GGTACAAACGCTATTATAGGAACTTTTAACGATGGAACTATTACAGCTTTAGCAACAAACTCAATACAAGTTGGCACGGCATATGGTTCATCTGGTTCTAGTAATGGTAGCACTTCTGACAATAGTAAAGTGTGGCTTACTGCGATAGGGGATTTAGCATGAGTGAGATTAAAGTAGACAAAATCTCAGGCAAAACTTCTGTTAATGCTGTCACTGTAACAGGTGAGAATGGTAGTACGCAGACATCTTTGCAACAAGGTTTAGCAAAAGGATGGTGTAATTTTCAACAATCTTCAAGTCATACAATACGAGATAGTCTTAATATAAGCAGTCTTAATGATGATGGTTCTGGGTTAACAGATACAAATTATACTAGCAATTTTGCTAATGATGATTATGTTGCTGGGGGTCATTCAGGCAGACAATCATCTACTTCGGTAACTGCCTATTGGCTATTTCCTACTGCTGATGGAGGAACAATAGTTTATAGCACTTCATCAACAAGTTGGACAGGTGGTTACAGTAACGGTAGTAGTTCTGATTTAGGTCCATATGATATGGATTTAGCTCTTTGTACTATTCACGGAGAATTAGCATGAGCACCTTAAAAGTAGATAATCTCCTGTTGCAGAATAATAATGTAGGCACTGGAAGAATTTTAGAAACATTTAGTGGTTTTTGTAATGGTAGTTCTTTTCCTGTATTAAGCGGAACATATGCACTAGAAACTGTAACTGCTACTCAAAAGCTTACAGGCTCAACTGTTGTAGATATTACAGGGTCTACAATAAATTACGTTCCACCAGCAGGAACAAAAACTGTGCTTTATGAATTTTCTATGCAAGTTTCTTCCGTTGATAGTCATGGTATTGCTCATTTTAGCTCATTTATTGATAGTGTAGAAATTACTAATGCTAAAATTACTATTAGTGCGAATAATGTTCCGAACGCTTTTATAACACAAAGAATACCTATACGATGTAATGCTTCAACTGATAACATAGATGATGCTGAATTTTCCAGTTGGACTGCTTTAAAAGAAATTAAAATACGAGGAAGGTCTTACGGTAGTAGTAATGAAGCCGAAGTTCATGGAACGTATTATTGGAATGGGTCTGCAAGCAATCAATTTATTAAACCTAGATTACAAATTACAGCAATAGGATAAACGATGGATACACCACAATTTAAAGGCACACACTTATTTGACAGACTATGTTGGGCTAAAGAAAACCTAGATGGTGTGCAATCTGAGTATCGAGTCGTATATGAGGATAAGCTAGAAGAATGTGCAAAGATTCTTGTCCCTGACCCGAACTGGATGGCTTGTGCATTACAGGGTGGTATATTGCCACCTGTTTGGGTATACTGGGAATTAAAAAAGGACGAAGCTCAACCTGATTTTAAAAAGCATACTCGTGGGTATTTATTACATCAGACAGAGCCTATTGAGGCGATGACAGAAGAAGAGGCAATAGAATACTTAATTCAGAAGGATGTGCCAGAGCATGTTTGGAAGACTTGGGATGAGGGCAACCGCCCGAAGATGGTTATCTGCAAGAAAGAGCAGTTGCCAAAAACAAGAGAGTGGAGAAACGCATGGCGTATCTCTGAAGAACTAGCCGCATAAAGGAGATTTAGATGGCTGTGACAACATATATAGTAGATAAGGACGGCAATCAAGCTAATGCCGCTAGTGTTACTAAGCCGTCTGATCGTCATTTTCGTGGTGCTTGGACACTTGAAGGTAATGTAATATCAGAAGACTTAGCCACCGCAAAAACTATTTTTAAAGATAAGATAAGGGAAGTTCGTGCGCCTTTGTTAGAAGCAGAAGATGTTGCGTATATGAAAGCATTAGAAGCTGACGATGCAACAGCAAAAGCAGCCTCTGTTACAAAGAAAACAAATCTTCGTAATGCACCTGCTGCAAGCGCAATAACAAATGCAACAAGCATAGCTGAACTAAAAGCTGCATGGGATACAAGTTTATTAGGAACAAGTCCTTACGCATAGGAACAAAGTATGACACTTACACAAGTTAGACCAGCAGGAATTGCTCCTTCAAGTGGGAGGACTTTGGAGACACTTGCAGCCTTGTGCGATGGTCAAAGTTACACCGTATCAAGTGGCTCATATACCACCACAAATGTTACGGCAGTACAGAATGGCACAACGTCTTATGTGGATATTTCAGGAAGCTCAATAGATTATACCCCACCAACGGGAGCGACTTGTGTGATATATGAATTTTCTTATCTAGTAGCTCATGTTGATCAACACGGCATACTACATTATAGATTCTATATAGACAGTGACGAAGTTGTTGATGCTAGAGTGACGGAATCAGGTGGGTATGAAGGAACACAAGTTAATTTTAATTGGGTAATTCCTATAGGTGGTACAGCTAACACAGATACTGGAAGACAATCTTCTTGGTCTTCTGCCAAAACATTGAAATTACAATTTAGAGAATATGGAAGTAGTAACGAGGTAAAATTACATCAGACATATTGGTTTGATGGAGCTACTAGTTCCCAGTTTCATAGACCCCAAATAAAAATTACAGCTTTAGGATAAACGTATGCCATACATAGGAAAATCCCCAACTAACGGTGTAAGAACACGATTTTTATATACAGCTAGTGCAAATCAAACTGCTTTTTCTGGTAGCGATAGTGCGTCCAATGTTCTCACATACTCTGATGGTATGTTCTTGGATGTATATAAAAATGGTGTTTTGCTTAAACCTACTACAGATTATGCGGCAACTAACGGCACAACAGTTACTTTGGTAACAGGTGCATCAGCGAATGACGTACTTGAGATGATTGCTTATGACGTTTTTAGTGTTGCAGAAACCTATACTAAAACAGAGTCTGACACTCGATATCCGTTTAAAGGAAATAACAGTATTATACGTCTGAATGGTCAGACAATTAGTAACGACCTTACAATAGACAGCGATGAGAATGGTATGTCTGCTGGACCAATTACACAAAGCGCAACTGTTACTGTTAATGGCTACTGGAGTATTGTATGACCAGTGTATTAAATGTAGATACGATTGCAGCAAAAGATGGCACTAGTCCTGTTGCGTTGACTAAGCAACTAGCTCCAAAAGCTGTTTTTGGTATGAATTTAAGTTCTACTACTTATGCTGGTGTAGCTCAAAATTCGTTACCTAGCAATACTTTAAACATAGCGAGTGGCACAGATGCTGGAAACGGCCTAGCTAGAGGAAACTATACTACTAGTATGGCTGGGTTGGAGAATGTTTACCCAGATGGTTTTATAGCAGCAAACAATACACAAAATGTAGATATTGGTGTTACAACTACCGCTTTGTTAGCCACGCAACAGCATGATGCAGATTCAAGCAGTGATATAAACAGTTATGGATTTACTCTAGTTTTTGGGGATCTCGCGTAATGGCTAGTATTTTAAAAGTAGACAGCATAGGGAAAACATCAGGAGCTACTCAAGATACTATGTCTGGTATGGCAAAAGTATTTTCCTCCAATAAAACTTTATCTGGGTCTGACCCTACATGGCTTCCAGATGTAGACAGCTTTAATGTAAGCTCTACTACAGACACACAAACAGGTTACGCAATAATAAATATAACAAACGGATTTAATAACACCGCTTTTTCATCTACAGGAAGTTCTGCTGGGTTTTCTGTAAATGATTTAATGACAACTAGATATGAATCCACAACATCTACAGCAGACGATATACGAATATATGACGGTTCATATAGAGACGCTTCTTTTAGTTATGTGGCATTTGGAGACTTAGCGTAATGGCAAGTGAGCTTAGAGTAAATACACTAAAGGATGCCAGTGGTAATAACTCTATAGCTACCTCTTTTGTGGCAAATGGCAGTGCTAAAGTTTGGACAAATGGAGATGGTTCAGGAACAGTTGCTATTACCGATAGCTTAAATACAGCAAGTATGACTGACGAAGGAACAGGTGATTATACATATAATTTTACAAGTAATATGGGAAACACAACATACATAGTTCAAGGAATTGCAACAGAAACTGATAAAGCACAGCCTAGAGTTGTTGGTTGCGGAACAAGCGCAGATACAGGGTATGCAACTGGTTCACATGGGGTTATTTGTATAAGGATAGATAATCAAAATGCAGATGATATGGATGTTGTGAACTCTTCTGTTTTTGGAGACTTAGCATAGGAGGTTAAAGATGGCGTTGCCTTTTTCAGCGTTTTCAGAACGTCCTTTTGCTGATGCTGACCAAGTAACCACTCCTGCTTCTGGCACTTGGGGTGGAGATGCATGGGGTGATGGTGGCTGGGGCGGTGCAATCGGTGTTACTGTCTCTGTTACAGGTGTTGCGGCCACTTCGGCTGTTGGCAACGAAACGGTAACTGGCGCAAGCTCTACGACTTTAACAGGTATCGCAGCAACGGGCGGTGTTGGCTCTGTTACTGTACTAGGGGCAGGTATCGCAGGTGTATCTGGTACAGGGGCTACTCTAAATGTTGGCGATGAAACCGTAACGGGTTCAGCAAATGTATCTGTGACGGGGCTTTCCGGCACAGGGGCAGTTGGTAATGAAACCGCTTCAACTTCAGTATCTATCGCAGTCTCAGGATTATCTGCTACAGGTTCAGTTGGTAATGAAACCGTTACTGGCACAGCATCTGTTTCACCTACAGGGGCATCTGCTACAGGTTCAGTTGGTAATGAAACCGTTACTGCAAGCTCAACTTTGAGTGTTACAGGATTATCTGCCACAGGCTCAGTTGGTAACGAAACAGTGGCAGCAGGAGCATCTGCATCTGCAACAGGATTATCTGCCACAGGCTCAGTGGGCGATCTGACTGTATCTCTCGAAACCCCCGTATCCGTTACAGGGGTGTCTGCTACAGGAGCGGTTAGCTCTGTTACCGTTGATACAAGTTTAGACAGTAATGTTGTAGTCAGCGGTGTTGCTGCGACAGCTAATTTAGGAAGCGTCACTGTTTCTGTCACTGCAAATGTTTCTGTCTCTCTTACAGGGGTGTCTGCCACTACAGGTCTTGGGGATGAAACCGTAAGTGGAAGTTCAACACTTACTACCACAGGTGAGCAAGCTGTTGGTCGAACAGGGGACATGAGCATAAGTGGAGCCGCTGTTACAGGGGTATCTGGGGAAGCTTCTACTCTAAGTGTGGGTGACGAAACCGTTGTCGGTACGGCTAACATATCTCCAACAGGGGTAGAAGGAACAGGGGCGGTTGGCTCTGTTGTTATTGAATCAAAGTATGATGTAACTGGTGTGGAGGCAACTGGTGAAGTAGGTGACGAGACTGTTACAGGATCAGCCACTATAGCCCTTACAGGTGAAGAAGCTACAGGAGCGGTTGGTGACGAGACTGTTACAGCGGGGGCAACTGTAGATCTCACAGGGCTAGAGGCAACTGGGGCTGTGGGCGATGAAACCGTTACTGGAGATGCTTCTCTCACGGCCACAGGTGAAGAAGCTACAGGAGCGGTTGGTGACGAAACCGTAGCAATAAGCGTTACGGCTGTACTTTCAAGTGTTCCAGGGCTTACATCTGCCGTAGGAGATGAAACTGTAAGCGCAGGTGCAAATATTGATGTAGCAGGTGAAGAAGCCACCACTGCTATAGGGGATGAGACTGTTACAGGGGATTGTTCTGTAACATTGACAGGTATCTCTGCTACAGGGTCTGTCGGAAGTCCTACCGTTGAGACAATTACTTTTGCGCCTGTTACAGGAGTATCAGCCACCACTACAGTTGGAACAGTAACTGTAGTAGCGCAGTCTGTTGTTACACTAACAGGATTGTCAACGACAGCGATTCTTGGTAATGTAGTCGTGTGGGGAAGGATAGTTCCTGATCAGAATGCAAACTATTCAGAGATTAGCCCATCCCAAACACCTTCTTGGAGTGAAGAAACTGCTTCTCAAACTCCTAGTTGGTCAGAAACAAGCGCAAGTCAATCTCCATCTTGGAGTGAAGAGGAACCGTCACAAAACCCTAACTGGACAGAGGAAGCCGCATAATGGCAAGTTCATATACAACAAACCTTGGTATCGAAAAACCAGCAACAGGTGAACAATCTGGTACTTGGGGTGCTACAACAAACACTAACTTTGATATATTAGACCAAGCGATAGATGGAATCATATCTATAACTCTATCAAGTGCTGGGTCTTCTGGTTCCCCTAATAGCCTACCTATTAGCGATGGAGCGGTATCAAATGGTCGAAATAAGTTTATAGAGTTTACAGATGGTGGAGATCTAGGTGCTACCGCATATGTGCAACTAACTCCAAATGACGCAGAAAAAACAGTACATATAAGGAATAGTTTATCTGGAAGTCGTTCCATTATTGTCTTTCAAGGCACTTACAACGCAAGTAATGATTTTGAAATAGGTAATGGTAAAGACGTTTTTTTAAAATTCAACGGTGGTGGAAGTGGCGCAACTGTTACAGATATATATGCAAACTTAGCTGTAACAAAGATTGATGCAACGACACTGGCTGTTGGGGGAACAAACGTAACTTCTACTGCGGCTGAATTAAATATTCTTGATGGTGTAACTTCTACAGCCACAGAACTTAATTTGCTTGATGGTGTAACTGCAACAACCACAGAATTAAATTATGTAGATGTAGCCACGGCAGGAACAGTAGACGCTTCTAAAGCGGTAGTTGTGGACGCAAACAAAGATACAAGTGGTGCAAGAAATATAACTGCGACAGGTATTATTGCTTCTACGGCAGATGGTGCTACAGCTTTACAATTAGGTCCAAGTGGTCACTTTACAGCCGAAGTAGATTCAAGCAATCGTTTAGTCTTTAAATTTAATGGCACGGTAATAATGAGGCTCTCTAGTGCTGGGGCATTAGAGACAGCCGATAACATAACTGCATACCAGAGTTTCTAATTATGGTTTTACCTTCTAGTGGTGCGATATCTTTAGGGCAAATGGCTACAGAGTATAGCGATAGTCAACCTAACTCCATTAATGAATTTTATAGAGGAGGAGACAATGTTCCTACCACTGTATCAGGAACCGCAACACAAGCAGCCCCATCCTCTAATGGTACTTATAGTGATTTTGGAGGAGTAACAGGATTAACCTTAGTACGATCAACAAGCTCATCCCAAGTTGGTCCTACTACTACTAGTACCTTTAGTCCAGGAGCAAGCGTATCTGTTGGTAATTCAAGCAGTAGTAATCATGTTTCTGTTGATCTTTACAATAAAAGTGATGGTGACTCAGGCTCTAACATATATGTCACTATTACAGGTTCAAGTAGTTCGAGAAATTTCACCATGCAAAATTCTGGGACGGCTCAACCAATTGGTAGTGGTCCTTATACTATCTTAAATGCATCTGGTGGCAAAAATTTACAGTATAGATATTATTACACTCAATCAAGTTTAGCTTATACTTTTACTAATAACACAGGGTTTGATGTAACAATAGAAGGTACTACTGTTGCAAACGGAGCGAGTTCTGCTATTTCTCCGTCTGGAGATTATAATATTTCGTTTACAATAAACGCTAATCCCAATGTTCCGACTAGCGGTACAATAGATTTTGCTGATTTTTATGGAGGCAGAGCAAGTTAATGCCTTTAACTAAATTACAGTTTAGACCAGGAATTAACAGAGAAACAACATCATACTCCAATGAGGGGGGTTGGTTTGACTGTGATAAGATAAGATTTAACTTTGGATTGCCTCAAAAACTAGGAGGTTGGGAGAAGTATAGTTCAAGTACGTATCTTGGCACAGCGAGAAGATTACATAACTGGGTTGCCTTGGACGGTTCTAATTACTTAGGGGTCGGCACACATCTTAAATACTATATAGAAGAAGGTGGTAGCTTTAATGATGTAACACCTATTCGTGCTACAACCTCGGCAGGAGATGTAACTTTCTCCGCGACCAACGGATCAACAACCATAACTGTTACAGACAGTTCGCATGGCGCACAGGAGAATGATTTTGTTACTTTTTCTGGGGCTGTATCTCTTGGGGGCGTTATTACAGCAACTGTTTTAAACCAAGAATATCAAGTAGTTTCTGTACCTACCGCTAATACGTTTACAATAACTTCGTCTGTTGCAGCAAATTCTTCTGATTCAGGCAATGGAGGTGGCTCTGTTGTAGGAACATACCAAATTAATGTTGGTTTAGATACACAAGTAGGTGGTACTGGTTGGGGCGCAGGAGCTTGGGGCGATGATGGATGGGGTTCTGCTTCAAGTGTAACTACGTCATCAGAATTAAGAACATGGTCACATGATAACTTTGGAGAAGATTTAATTATAAACCCTGTAGATGGGGGAATATTTTATTGGGATAGAACAAACAATCTTAGTACACGAGCCGTTCTGTTAAACACACTATCTGGAACAAAGACAAGTATTCCAACAATTGCTAAACAAATAATGGTGTCAGACATTGACCGTCACGTTATTGCTTTTGGTTGCGATGCGATAAATTCAAGTAATACCGCGAATGATGGGAATGGAACACAGGACCCTTTACTAATACGTTTTTCTGACCAAGAAGATCCTTTAGTCTGGTATCCTGCGGCAACAAATACGGCTGGAGATATAAGGATAGGGTCAGGGTCTAAGTTTGTTCAAGCAGTAGAGACAAAAAGAGAGATACTGGTATACACAGATACATCTCTACACTCTCTAAGATTTATTGGACCACCGTTTACGTTTGGCATACAACAATTAGCCTCTAATATTACAATTGCTTCTTCAAAAGCTGCGGTGGCCGTGGAGGATGCGGTCTTTTGGATGGGTAACGATAACTTTTATCTATATTCAGGTCAGACACAGCCAATTCCTTGCAGCGTCAGAGATAAAGTATTTTTAGACTTTGACTACGAGCAACAGCAAAAGGTCGTAGCTGGTGTTAACTCTCAGTGGGGCGAGGTGTTTTGGTTTTACCCTTCTTTATCAAACTCTCTAGGCAGCGGAGGGACAGGAGAGAATGATAAGTATGTTGTGTACAACTACATAGAAAAGGTGTGGTACTTTGGTTCGCTCAGTAGAACAGCATGGATTGACCGTGGTCTACGGACCTTTCCGATTGCTGCTAGTTCAAGCTATTTATTTAACCATGAGTTTGGCGAGGACGATGATGGTTCTGCGATGACCTCTTTTATTGAATCTAGCCAGATAGATATTGCAGACGGAGATCAGTTTAGTTTGATTAGACGAGTTATTCCTGACTTTACCTTTGACGGGTCAAGTTCAAATTCTCCCGCTGTAAGTCTAACCTTGAAAGCAAGAAATGCTCCTGGGGGAAATTATCTACAAACTCAATCAAAAGATACTACAAGGACAGCGACTACTCCTGTTGAGCAGTTTACAAATGTTTTGAATATGAGACTAAGAGGCAGGTCTTTTGCTATGCGAGTTGACTCCACAGATCTTGGTGTGCGTTGGAAGATAGGCTCTCCGAGAGTTGACTTAAGGCAGGATGGAAGAAGGTAATGGCAAATGTAGGTGATGTTCCTCCAAGGCTACCAAGTGCACCTGATGAATACAGTCAACCATTCATGACCGACTTAATCAGGGCGTTAGAGGTTTTTATATCACAGGAAAGAAACCCCGGTGAGATGCGTGGAACAAAAATTACATTGACCGATTTACCAACATCTGATTCTGGGTTAGAAATAGGAGCATTGTATAATGACTCAGGAACGGTTAAAGTAAAAGTATAATGGGATTATTTTCTAAATTCAAAGACGCAGTAAGCGAAGCACTACCTTTGATAGGAGGCACAATAGGCATGGCCTATGCTGGTCCTATTGGTGCTGCGTTTGGCTCTGGTATTGGAACTCTTGCTCAAGGCAGAGATATCGAAGATGCTATGAAAAATGCAGCAATCGGTGGTACTGTAGGGTACGCAGGTGAAAAGTTTTTTGGGATCACTCGTTCTCCTTTAGAAAAAGGTATTGGTAGATTTATTCCTGGACGCAACGTAATTGTTGGTGGGGAAGAAATCATGCCTAGACCAAAATCAATGCCTTTTTTTGGAATTGGTTCTGGAGAAACCCCTGTATCATCTCCTAAATTAGGTCTTGGCTCTTTGGCTCTTGGAGCAGGATTGCTTGGTGGATTAGCAGGTGGTGAAGAAAAAGAAGAGAACAACCTAGTCCCAGCGCAGCCTGAACCTGAAGGTGAAGCATTCGGCACGGTCACCGGACCATTGACCGGAGAGGTCTATGAAATTAATGATCCTGAGGATTTAGCACGCTATAGAGAAGAGCAGACAAAAATACAGTCGCCAGACTTTACATATGATGATATAATAAGACAAAGATATAATTATAAGGACGGTGGTGAGCATATTGGTGGCGGTGAAGTCACGGGCCCCGGAACAGGGACCTCGGATTCAGTACCAGCTAGACTATCGGATGGTGAGTTTGTATTAACTGCAAAGTCAGTTAAAAATGCAGGTGGCGGTGACAGAAACGTGGGTGCTGCTAGGCTGTATGACATGATGGCAGAACTAGAACAGACAGCGGTGGCATAATGGCAGTACAAAAAGTAGAACAAACAGCTAGACTTCCTCAGTATCAAGAAGATTTTCTTGCTGATTTACTAACACAGGCGCAAACTTTGTCAGAGGGCACAACCATGCCTTTTGCACCTACGCAGATTGCAGGTCTGTCCCCACAGCAACAGCAAGCGATTCAAGCTGGAATGGCAGGAATTGGTTCTTTTCAACCTTTGATGCAAGAGGCTGCTGGTGCATTAAGTTCTGGAATTGCAGGAGCACAGGGTGCCACCATTACACCAGAATCCTATCGGGCTTTCATGGATCCTTACATGGAAGACGTAATCCAACAGCAGTACAAAGATATTGCACGCCAAGGTGACATTGCTCAACAAACGATAGGAGCTCAAGCTGCTAGGTCTGGAGCGTTTGGTGGCTCAAGACAAGGTATAGCAGAAGCAGAGTTGGGTCGTAACGTGTTAGAACAGCAGGCTAGAACAGGTTCTGCACTTCGTTCCGCAGGGTTTCAACAAGCACAACAGGCCGCGCAACAAGCAGCACAACAACAGTTGCGTCAGGCACAACTCTCAGGTCAGTTAGGAACAGCAGCAAAACAACTTGGCACACAGGACATAAACACAGCCCTTGGACTTGGAGCACTGACTCAACAGTTTGGTTCTACCGACCCAACAACAGGGATGTTTACTCCGGGTCAGGCACAGCTAACCGCAGAGCAGTCTAACTTGATGGCACAACAAGGGCTTCCTTTCCAGTCGTTGTCATTCTTATCTGATATATTCAGGGGCGTTCCGTCCACGCAACAAACGTCCACGGTCACTTCAACACCAGACCCGAGCCTTGGTTCACAGTTGTTAGGTCTTGGTATCGCTGGCCTTGGTGCGGCAGGCGCAGCAGGTGGCGTAGGAAATTTATTTAACTTTGGTGTAAACCCACTTAGTTGATAGGAATACAAGATGAGCCCAAGAAATCGTAAAATGTTCAGACCTAAAAACGCTGGTAAACAAGCGGCAGGTATTCTTGCATCATCACCACAGTTGATGCAGACGGTGCAGAAGAGAAATCTTGGTGGGATTAATGCAAGAACTCCTTTGCCTGATCCAGTAATACAGGGTCTTATAGCACAGAAACAAATAGAAAGAAAACAGAGAGAACTTGCTAACTCTTTAGGAGGAAGCACTCCTACAAGCCAGGGTTTTAAATTATTTCCTGGCGCGCCACCACAGAAAGGCCCAGGAGGCACTATTCTTAATCTTTTTAGGCCACTTCCACAGTTTCGTTCTGAACCTGATGCTCCAGAAAGTTTAGCAGAAGGTGTTCCAGGAATAGTGCCACCGAAAGATTTTACCGCCTTGCAAGGAATAGGGTCTGTAATTCCTGGTAGAGCCTTTGAAGGAACAGACTCTGCTGAGTTAGGGTTTGAGGATGCTGACGATGACAGCACATTATTACCTGTTACTGCTGACGTTCTTTCTAATAAGCTTATGTCTGAAGAGTTACAAGGAAAAGCGGTTACAGCATCTGGGGATCAGAGTCAAAATGACAAAGATACAAGGAAAAAGAAGGTCCTGCCACCAGAGTCACAGGATACTTCTACTAGCGCAAACATCATAAAAAAACTGCAAGAAAATCTTGATGCTGCTACAAAGGGTAACAAGCCTCCTAATAAAATAAATCCTGACCAAGCAGTGACAGAAGATCCAGTGAACATGGCTGCTCTTGTTGTAACTGATAGAGTTAATCCAGAAGAAGTTGATTTAGAAAAAATCACTAAAGAGGCAACAGAAATCTTAGGTATTGAACCTGGTAAGTTAGACAAAAGAAGAAAAGATGCCTTTTACTTTAATTTAATGAAAGCAGGTTTAGCAATAGCCGCAGGTGGTGATTCTAACGCATTGACTAATATTGCAAAAGGTCTTTCATTTGGTGTTAATGAATATGGTAAAGATATATCTGCTCTTAATGAGGAAGAGGCAGAAAACCGAAAAGAATTTGCCAATCTTAAATATCGAATGATAAAAGATCAAGAAACAGCCAACATTGCTGCGGCAACAGCAACAAATCAATGGAATCAAAACAGAGATCAAATACAAAACAATTACAACTTAGCTGATTATAATGCAAAGATAGCTCAAAATGAGCGTGAGCGTCAGAGGTTAATAGAGGATAGAGACTATCAACTTAGGTTAAACGATCAAGCTCATGTAAAAGCTACCTTAGAAGCCAACACCTTGTTCCAAATTGGTAAGTTACAACAAGGTGATGAGCAACTTAGACAAAAAGAACGAGAACTCACTAACGCAGAAGTTCAACAAATCATAACCAATAATTTAGCTTTTTTACAAACTCAAGAACCTGTAGTAAAAATACTTGAGGCTAACGGTGACTTGGAAATAGTAGATGGTAAAATGACTCTTACAGAGCAGGGAAAGGAAAACCGGGTTCAAGAAATTTTAACCAGTGCGGCTTTAATCGAAGCTGCGGGGACCAGTACTAAAGGTAAGGCTACAGATACAACAAACCTTGCTCAATCCATTTCAAATGTTTATAATATAGATCTTGATGAGGCAGTTATTCTAGCAAATCAAATTGGCTCAGATGTTACTTTACAAGATGCTTATAAAGACTTAACAGGAAAAGAACTGCCGCCAAGGTCAGTTCAAAATCAACAATCTGTTACAGAGGATGGTTTTGGGTCTGAGGTTTCTGTAAACTAGGAGAAAGTCATGCCTACATATAGCATTCAAGGGCCTGACGGAAAAACGTATAGTATAGAGGGACCTGAAGGGGCTACGAGAGAACAAATTATAGAAGCTATAAAAAAACGAGTTGACTTTTCTAGTGTAACTTCTCCTACTCAACCCCCCACCGTTCAAACTTCTCCTACTCAACCCCCCACCGTTCAACCTGAACCAGAACAACCAACCGAGGGTGTAGCACAAGAGTTCTTTGAGGGCATTGGCTCTGGTCTAATTGCCATACCAGAAGGTATCTTGGAACTCGGAGCATCAGCCGTGGACCTTGCTGCTGATACAGACTACGCATCTTCCGTTACAAAAGCAGCAACTAAATTAAGAGACTTCGCAGGTATCGACCCAGAAGGTTTGATAGGCAAAGGTTCTGAGGCAATTGTTCAGTTTGTTATTCCTGGTCTTGGTGCCGCAAGTGCTGTAAGTAAATTAAGCAAAGCCAAAAGATATTCAAAGGCATTTAAAAAAGCAACGGGCATGACTAAACCACCTGCACCAAAACCTGGTCAACTGGCTCCTGCTCCTGCTAAATTAGATCCTTTGACAAAGGGTGAAAAACTAGCTCTTGGTGCACAACAATTAGCAGCGGCTGGTCTGGTTGATGCGGCTGTTGCTACAGATGGAACAACAACTATAGCTGATTTCTTTGAGGGAGGTCCAACTCAAACCAACCAAGAGATAGGTTTATCTGGTAGAGAAGAGGCTCTTCGGAGACTTACAAACAAATTAGCAATAGGCACGGAAACTGGTGCACTGACCTTGGCTGTTCCTGCCGCTCTTGGTGCAACGGCAAGAGGCACAAGTAAGGTTCTTACTGAAGCACCTGTTGTAAAGGATGTAGTTAGAGGCACGGCTGCTGGATTAAAAAAAGCAGGGCAGGCTGTTGGTCAGTCAATGGCGAAGTTAGAAGACAGTGTTATTTCAGGTGAAGCAGGACCAGTAGGAAACACTATAGAAAATATAGCAAAAGTATTTAGATACCGTGGTTCTTTACCACAAGAGATAGCAACACAAAGACTTCTCACCGTAGGTACAACAGATTCAATTGTTAAGGGAGCTAAATCTATTCTTGCTGGGCTCGATAAAGAAGTAGATAAGGCATTAAAAGAAGCAAGCAAAGTATCAAGTGAAGCTAGTCCTTTAACAGAACAAAGTATCTTTAATAACTTAGAAGAGTTCATGGTTGGCCCGACAGCGGAGGCAAGACAAAGAGCCTTTGAAGAGTTGCCTGAAAACGTACAACGTGAAGCGGGTAAGATGCGTGGCCTAGTTCAACAACTGAACAACGATATATTAAACAGCGATTACCTTAAAGGTTTAGATGAGATCACTACTAAAGATGGTAGTAAAAAAATTGGTACAGAACTAAGACGAGAGATAGAAGCCAACATAAATAATTACCTCAGAAGAAGATACCGCTCGTTTGAAGACGCAAAATATCAGCCAACAAAAGAAGTTCTCAGTGCAGCGGTTGCTGGTTTTAAATCAGACAGAAGTTCTACCTTGGAAGAACTCTCACTAATTGCAAGAGTCGATGAATCCAGAGCAACGAGTTTAGGTGTTGCTAGAACTGTTGAAGGTGGAGATGAGTTTCAGTTTATAAGCATGGACCCAATTACAGATGCTCAAGCAGAAGCCGCTGCTATAAATTTTTTAAATAGGCACCGAAGAATTAACACTAAGGCAGATCCTAAAACACGCTTTGCAAGTATTGCAGACATACAAATAAATCCCAATTTATTTAAAAACAGAACTAATATGGCTGATTACAAAAGGGCTTTATTAGGAGAGGTGAAAGACACAAAAGAAAATTTTCTAGGAACTGTCTCTGATTTGTCACAGTTTATAGCAGCCGATAAATATTTTTCTAGCATAAGAAAGTTGGCTAAAGATAATGCTGGTATTGGAAAACTATTTAAAGATACAAGAGGATTAAGTGAAGCTGAAATAGATGCCTTAGATAAACAGGGGTTTACTATTATTGATAGGAACGAATCTCTTGAGAAATCAAAATTTGGTACCTTAAGAGGTTATGCTGTTCCTACAAGAGTTTTTAACGACATGAATCGGTTTGTGATTAACGACACAAACGTAATTGGAAACACAGTGCGAGATGCATACTCTGGATTCTTACGATTAAAAGGTGCTACTCAATACGGTAAGACTGTTCTATCTCCAATAACACAAATAAGAAATGTAACAACAGCGTCTTTGTTTGCAGCAGCACAAGGCAATATTGGGAGAGGCGCAAATCTTGGCGAGTCGTTACGACTTGTTTACGATAATTTATTTACAAACGTTTCTAATGATGCGGCTTTGAAAAGCTTTCAAGAGTTACAACAGCTAGGTGTCGTTGGCTCACAAGCAGAATTACGAGAGATTCAACAACTCCTACAAAAAGGTCTTGGTTACACGGATGATGCCTCCGTAAACGGCATTCCTGTGGGTAGAAAATTTGGAAGTAAAATTACAGATAATAGACTTGGCTCGATGCTTGGCAACGTGGGCAAGAAAGCAGAAAATCTGTATCAAGCAGGTGACGATATATGGAAAATATATAATTATAATTTTGAATTAAATAAACTTAGAAATGCCTATCGTGGAGTTAAAGAAGGTGCTCCTTCTGAACAAGCATTGAAAGAACAAGCCGCAGATATAGTTCGTAATACAGTTCCAAACTATAACATGGCACCTGAGTTTATAAGAACTTTAAGAAGAGCCCCGGTAGGTAACTTCATAGCATTTCCGTATGAAATACTTAGAACAGGGGTAAATACAGTTGCTCGTGGTATTGATGAGCTTGCAAGTGATAATGCAGAAATTAGAAAGATAGGACTTCGTAGACTAACAGGTGCTGCTACTACATTTGGAATTGCTCCTGCCGCTTTGAGTCATTATGCGTACATGAACTCAGGAGTTACAAAAGAAGAAATGGATGCATATCAAAGATCCATGGCACCTGAGTGGGAAAAGAATGCTAGACTCATACCAACTGGTAGAGATGAAGATGGACTCCCGACCTATATCAACTATAGCTATTCAAATCCATATGACTTGCTCGAAAGAGTTGTAAATGGTGCGATGAATAAAGCAGAAGAAGGTAAATTAAAAGGATACAATGGAGCACAGATTGCAGGGCAAGCAGCTAATGAAGCATTGGGAGAATTGTTTAAACCATTTACTGAAGAAGCAATCATCACTTCAAAATTAAGAGATGTGTTAGATCCTGAAGCAGAGTTGCTTGGAGTTAGACAAGCAGGGCAACTTGTGGGTGGTCGTGGCGGTCAAACTATAAGTGGTGCTAAAGTTTATAACCCAGAGGATGACGCAGGAACAAAGATAGGTAAGAGCTTTGTTCATATACTTGACGCAATAGTTCCTTCTGTTTTTCCTGCTACAGTATCTGGGGGAACTCCTGAACCAAGTCGTTTTGCCAGAGGATTGGTGTCGGGTCTTGGCTTAGAAGAAGAAACAGGAATTAGCTCAAAAGATAGATATGACAGAGAAAGAGAATTGTCTTCTGAACTTGCAAGAGCCTTTACAGGAATCACTGAAAATCCAATTGATGTTCCACTTGGTCTTAGGTTTAAGGGTTATGAAATCTCAGAGCGTAGTAAAAACTCTAGTAATATTTACACCACGGTATCTAATAGAGCTAACGCATCTTCGGAACAATTTATACGAGCTTACAGAGATGCAAATGAAGCGAAGTTCCGTGTTCAACGCGACCTGTTTCGTATCGTTGAAGACATGAGAACTATGGGACTTGAAGACAGGCAGATAAGAAAGATATTAAAAAGAGCAAACGTAGGTGACCTTGGTCGAGTGATGCGTGGAGAGTTTGACCCTATCGATGTTAGCAGCCGAACTGTTTCTAAAAATCTCAGAGAGAATGACTTACGTTCTGTGTTTCCACGTTCAGAGTTGAATGATATAAGAAGAGAGTTACGAGGTAGAAGTCTTGAGCCAGAAACACCGCAACCCGAACCTGTCACACAAGAAATAACACCCTCTGCCCCAGTTGCCGAACCCATTCAATCGGCAACACCGCAGGCGGGGGCTACTGCTAGTGTTGTTCCTCCCAGTACACAGGCTCAGTCAGCCCCCGTTCAGCCTCGAGACCCATCTCTTCTAGGTGGCAACCCAATAGACGCTTTGAAAAATTTACAAATAGTAAGAAGACTACAAGGACAATAATATGAAGAACTTTGATAAGGCACTGGCATGGGTACTGGAACACGAAGGAGGCCACGTTAATCACGCTGAAGACCCTGGAGGAGAGACTATGATGGGGGTGACCAGGCGTGTGTACGAAAAGCACTGCATGAAGAACGACTTGTTAGTAAAAGATATGCGTGAGCTAACCGAGGAAGATGTAGCTCCGATATACGAAAACAATTACTGGAAAAAAATGAAATGTGATCAACTGCCCAGCGGTGTGGATTATTTTGTTTTTGATTTCGGTGTAAACTCTGGACCAAGCAGAGCGATTAAATTCTTACAAAAAGCAGTCGGTGCTACACAAGACGGTGCCATCGGACCACAGACCCTTGGTCTTGTCAGTGATGCAGACGTACTACACACGTTAGATACCCTGTATTCAGACAGACAAAACTACTATGAATCTCTGTCTCACTTTAAAACTTTTGGTAAAGGTTGGACTAGACGTAACAACGAAGCTAAAAAACACGCCTTACACCTTGTTGAGCCTCTTTAGTAAGTTACTGAAATCATTAGATAAAAAACCCAATTCTCAGGCCCTTCAGCAGCGATAGTCGTGTATATATACCATGAAGGACGCGAGAATTGACGTTTTTAGCCTTTACTATAATATTTATCTGCCTTGGTGTAGTCTTAGGCATACTGATATGGATAATTGTTAATACCTAAACCAACTATCCAACCTCACCCCAGTTCTTACCCATCTCTGCATCTACTTTGAAAGGAATATTCAGGTCTTCCACACAGGTTTCCATAATCTCAACGACTCTGGTGGCCTGTTCCTCTGACTCTATGTTAAAACAAAGCTCATCGTGCACCGTCAACATTGGAACAAGGCCCTCGTTGTAGCAATCCACCATAGCTTTCTTTGTCTGATCGGCACTCGAGCCCTGTATAAGTTTGTTAAGAGCCTTGTATGTGAACGCTCTTCTAATCATGCCCTTGCCACCGTACTGTTGTAGTGCTTCTTTCAGTGGTAGTGCTTTGTTAAATCCAAAAGACTTTGGCTCATACATATCAAACCTGCACTTACGTCCTAACCATGTTCGTATCACACCTTCTTTTTGTGCATGGTTCATGGCACTGTCTGCAATACCTTTCACAAACGGAACCTTTTCATGATAGACTTCTAAAAGTTTAGTAGCCTCTGCTTCAGATATATCTAACACACCTGCAAGCTTGCTTTTGCCCATGCCATACATGATCCCAAGGTTAACTGTCTTTGCTTCTTTTCTTTTGATACCCGCCATATCTGCAACCATCTGGTGAAAGTCTGCATCTCCTCGCTTGTACATCTCTACCACTTCATCAATCTGTGGATGTCTTGCAGGGCCTTTTATCTGTGCACAATAATGTGCTAACCACCGAGGTTCCTGTGATGCATAATCAAACGAGCCCCACTCCGCACCTTCTTCTGGTATAAACAAACCTCTGATTAGTTTCTTTAATTCTGGATCTCGTGCAGGTATCTGTTGTAGATTAGGGTTAGAAGAACTAAATCTACCTGTAACGGTACCTCCATCGTCACTTCTCAGTGGGTTGAAGTCACAATGTAGTCTGCCGTTATGGCTATGTTCTACAATCGTATCGATGAAAGTCGTGTTAGCTTTATTGAACTCTCGTATTTTTAATATCTTATAGGCTATTGGATGTTCATGATTCTGAAGAAATTGCTTTGTAAAGGAGGGCGCATCAGTATTGTCTGTCCTATGGTATGGAAGACTAAGAGCATCAAACGCTTTTGCTATAGATGTAGCCGCCCAAGGTTCGATAGACACACCAGTTTCGGCCCGTATTTCTTCTAACAGGTCAGCTTCCCTTTTCTCGAGTAGCTTCTTTACTTTGTCTGCTTTATCTAGATCAACTCGTACCCCTTTTGTTTTCATGTCCAGCAGGCATGGTATCAAAGAACTTTCAAGATTGAATATCGATTCACATTCTTGTTCTTTGAGCTCTATTGACAGCTTGTTCCAGAGTCTAAGAGTCACGGCCGCATCTTGTTCAGCGTATGGACCAACATATCTACATGGCAGTTGCCACATACCTGCTTTTGGATCTACACCAAAGTAAGTAGCCGCCTGCTTCAACAGTCTTTCGTTCTTGTATTCTTGTAGATACTCGCCTGATAAAGAGTTTAGATTATAGTATCTTCTGTTCTCATCCAACAAAGGGGCGGCTGTCATGGTGTCGATGATTCGACCTTGAACCTCTATCCCCTCTGCTCGTAGCCAACCCAGATCATAAGTCGAGTTGTGAAAAACTTTTTCTATGTTTGGCGTTGCCATCTGTTTCTTGAACCATGACAGCACCGTATCTTCTGGTAAATTCTCACCTTCTGCATGCCTGAATGGAAAGTATCCCTGATAATCTCCTGCCGCTACAGCTATACCAATCACATAGCCATCCCTTCGAGGCCATCCTGGTCCCAAGGTCTTGATGTTTGGGTCTTTCGTTTCCAAGTCAACAGCAATTCTTTTATGCTTTGTTAAGTCTGGAAATACTTGAGGAGGTGACCAGTCTTTATCTACAGAGGCTAAAGATAGTTCTTTCATATCTTCTTTGTGAGCAAAGTCAAATTCAGGGTTTTCCAGAAAATCAAATTGATGCTTCGACTTCTTCAAGAGACATCCTCCATAAAAATATAGGAGTAGATTCCCCTACAAAAGCACCTATCGTATTAAATTCTAGGTACTCTATTGCATCATCTTCTGTCATGCCGTCTCTTTCTACAAGAATTTTCATACAAAGATACGCATCATATACAATAACGTCTTCACGATTGACAGGGTTTAGAGCCCTGCCAATCACTGCTTTATCAAACCCATCAGCTTTTAACATTTACCATTTCTCCACCTAAAGCGGCATATCCAATTATGTCTACCCAAGAATCACTCTTAGATATGTCTTCTGATAATCTAGCCAGTTTAACTGCTATCATACAAGCAATAACCTGTTCTGGAGTTATATCCGTCTTACAAATTATAGTCCACATTTTTGCAATACGCTCATGGTTTATCTGGGACTCTCCATAATCATTTGCCCTTGGTCCGTTAATTAAAAGTTCAGCTTCGTTTAAAAACCAAACCCTGTTCTTAGGTCTTGGCTTGCCCATTATTACTCTAGCTTCATTATTAAACACAGGTTGTTTTTCATTTCTTCTTATCTTAGCTACATAGTTTGGATTAGCTTTTGTCATAGCACCTATTTCTTTGTTGCTCTTTTCTGGGTGCTTTTTTAACAAGCGTTTAATCTTCTGTAGTTTATTTATTTTTTTCATATGTAAAATCCCCATTCTGATTTTGCTTCTACTAAATGTAATTCTTTCTTGGCTCTGGTTACGCCAACATAAAAAGTTCTTTTCTCAGCATCGTGGTCCCTTGATTTACACGCTGCTCTTGATGAGTCTAAAATTAATAATACATTGTCTGCCTCTCCTCCCTTGGCTTTGTGTATGGTTGATATCTTTATTCTCGGTGTACCTGTTAGGATCTTCTCGTTCCTCCTTCGAGCGGATGATATATAAATCTCCTCTGTCTCTGATACATTTATTATGTCGTACCATTTGGTTTGCTCGGATGCCTGCAACTCAAACTCGTTTATTAATCGACCCAGATTAAAAGTTTCGCCCTCTTCCATCTTCTTGAGCCTGCTTTTTGCAGATCTAGTAAGAAAGCCCTTTCTAAGTTGGTCACAAAATTGCCACAATTTCTCAGTCGATATCTCAGAGCCTTTGCATAACAACAACCAAGTCTCTATTGATTGCAATATGTTCGGGGAGATAGACCAACCCGAGCCCTCTCTGTAAAAGACATAGCCGTCTTCGCGTAAATCTCGAGCGATGTTGTTTGCTATGTAATTAGTTCGAGCAAGCACTAACCACTGACCCTCATCTAAATCTACATCTCGCACATCACGGTGCCATACCACTGTGCCTGTATGTGATGCGGGGTTCCATTGCTTGTCCTGACGAATGTCAATACGATTTACAATCGATGCCGCTATGTCATGCACTTGCTGTGGCACACGATACGACTGCGTCAGTATCTGCTTTTCTTCAGACGCTCTTAAGAAATCTTTTACGTTCACACCCATCCATGTATAGATGCACTGATCATCATCTCCAGCATAGTAGACACGCTTAGAATTAGGTGCCAGTATTTCGCGCACCATGCGCCACTGGAGTGGTGCTAGGTCTTGTGCCTCATCAACTATCAGAACATCAAATGAAGGCCCCTCACCGTCCTCGACAAAGTCCTCAATCATGTCTACGAAATCTTTTTTATCTGCTTCTTTTTTGTATGCTCTCAGTGCATTATCCACGATCCGTGCCTGCTGAAAATGCATTCTGTAATCAGCCGTATAATTAAACTCTTTTTCTAAACTCCAACCACGAACTCTGGCTATCTGAATCATACCCAGATATGCATCACCCCCTTTGCCCTGTGCAAACAAACCACCATCAGCCATTGTTAAATAAGAGTTTGTGCTAAAGTCTAACCCGACTAATCTTCCAAGCTCTCGATAATCAGATGCTTTCATCACATCTTTTGTACTCATGCCCTGATATTGAAAAGCTAGAGAATGCAGTGTTCTAAACCAAGTCAGGTTATCTGGGTTCACGTTTAATTCTTGCACGGCTCTTTGCTTTGCTTCGTCAGCGGCCTTACGACTAAAAGAAACAAAGGCAATCTTATCCAAAGGGGTGCCTCTTTGTATTTCTTTTTTGACAATATTAATTAGCGTTGTTGTTTTGCCTGTTCCTGGAGGACCAAAGATTGTTGTCTGCATTAGAAGGGCACCTCCGTCTTTTCTATCTCAACATCAGGCACTTCTACTTCCTGTGTAAATTCTGGTATCCACCACACACGAATGGTTTTCCATTCCCCTTTAGATGTTCTAAAATTTTTACCTCCATTGGCCTCTTGACCTCCATTCATTTCCTTCAATCGTTCTTGAACTTGTGCCCTCGAGTAATCATCAAACTTACGTTGTCTCAAGAACCCCATGAGGGAATCCAATCTAAAAAAAGTATATCCCTCTCTCGTGTACGGCTTGCCAAGAATAATCTCTTCTGCACTCTGCGCCTGTATTCTGCCAGTGCAGTATGCCTCCATGTGCTCAAAGAACTGTCCTTTGAATGTAAGCTCATCTGGCACTTCAATCTCGTTTAGATTCTCCATCAAACCATTAACAAGAATCTGCCAGTCATTTGCCTTGAATGCATCTGGCATAAAACTTAACTGCTCCATGCAGGCTCTTTGAAATCTGACAGGCATTTGTAGTTCTTCTGTTGTTAGCTCTAGCCTCCTGCCATTTACATCCATGAACCAAAGCCTTGGTTCTGACATCACAACAGATAGGCCTGCTAAATCCATCGTTACCTTTTGATTGCCAACACCATACTTTAAAGTTTTGCATAACGTCTTGTTGCAGAAAGACTTCATTGGCTCTTGATCACATGTGTAAAAATATTCTTTCTTGTCCATCTGGTTCTGGATCGTAACAATGTCAGAGGCAGGCAGTGGTGGCTGACAATACTGCGTGTTAATCTTTTCATGATTCGACTTCCAGTTATCTGGATCCATCATCTTGCATAAGATAGCCACGTTAAACATCGTTGTGTTTCGGGTGCCCTCTGGTATGCCCTGCTCCATCATCACACGCAAACACGGAGGCCAGTCTTTAAACATGTTTGATTGACCACCTAAACTAATATTTAAAAAATCTTTTGGTGGAACACTGCGTTTTTTAACCAGTGTGAGAAACTCTGTTAGCTTCGCGTTCTTGCCGTTCTCTTTGACCGCGTACCGCATGGTTTGTTCCGAGTCAAAGTATGGAAGGTTAATAAAGTTCCCAACATCACCACGCTCAACAAGCACCTGTTCTTGCTTGGGAAATATTTCGCACCCTCCAAATCCAAGATATGACGCAATCTCAGATGCCTTGTCACGGAACTCTCCTGCCAGTATCTCTTCTGTAAAGAAGAAGAATATGTGAGCACCGCCTGACTTAGAACGGCACACGATACACGGAACCTTTGCGGCCCGTAGCTTCTTATCTAAGGCTACTAAGTCTAATGGATAGGTGTCAATATCCAGTGCACCGAAGTTACATTTGTTGTTCTCATTTATGGGAATAGATCCTACACCAAGGATACCTTTTAGGTGAGACTCTACGAGCTCTTCTGTAAGAGGCTCTCGAATAATTCTAGAGTTAGCCTTTTGCTTTCCGGCCACTCTTTCTTCTTGTATTTTTGTCTGTCCATGTGCGTATTCAAACCCTTTGAAAGCCGCCATGAACCGTTGCGTCTGATCCATATATTCTCTCCGAATGTTGGTGGAGGTTAGCTATGAAAGAGAAAGGAACTGTAGGTGGATAAAACGCCAATTGAATACACCTACAATGATGAAGCACTCTCATAACCTTTTTCGGGGACCTCCGACTCCCGTCAACATTGCTTCACCAAATTTTAGAAGGGTAAGTCATCGACTGTAGATTGCGGAGAGTTATCTATTTCATCTGAGCTTACACCTGATGTTTTGATTTCACCTTTTTTGAAACTATCAAAGAATGCCTTGGCCGCATCGATAGCAGAGGCAGGCACATCGGTAGGCTCCATCTTGGATACATCGAAGTTGAACCACGAGCCCTTGTCATTGGACTCCTGAATTGTTTTTAGTTTCCATATTGTTGCCCACATCGGTGGATTGAAGGGACCGTTCTTGCCCTTATACTGCAACATACGCATCTGGGTATTCCAACGTCTTGACACTTTCAATTGTGTCTTTTTCATGTCACACACAGCACTTTGTGTACCACCGTCCTCGTCCACGATCATGACCAAGTGTTGTGCAGTACGCACGAGCTCGTTGCCAGAGGGTAACTTTTCAGACGAGCCAACACGTTCTACCTTCTGAATGTCTGGATTGGTTGGGTTCAATTCTTGAACAAATCCACCGCCTTCTTCTCTGAAAGAAAACTCGAGATACTTAGTTGTATACCCACACGGTATCACAGTAACCCCTTCCTCTGGGTCCCACACCTGACCTGTAACCGTATTAAATAAGTCTCCTGCTGATGCACCTTTGATATATTTCGGGTCTGTCTTTAGAAGTTGTGGGCTAAGTGGTTGCAAGATACGCAAGAATGGTATCTGCATATCCTCCGTTCCAATAGAGTCCATACCTGCCCCTGCATGTTCCTCGAGGGTATCCATAATATTAGCTATTGCTGTGTTTTGCTTTTCTGCTACTGCTTGTTTTGTTGACATATTGTCCTCCTATTATTTTCTTACAATCTTTGCTTCGTTACCTGTGAACACTGAAAATAGATCCATGTCTATTGATTCACCTTTAGAGATCCTATCTTTAACCCATGCTTTCAACTTGGAATGATGTACATATGTTTTTTGGTTTGGATCTTTACCCTGACTTCTAAGTTCATCCACAAACGCACCTGCTTCATTGTCCTGACCCGCAGAAAAATTAACAGTCACTTCGTTCTTGATGATATCTCCTTCGCCCACTGACCTGATAAATCCGTGAGCCTTGTCCTTGTTCTCTTCACTTATGCGTGCATGAACAAAGGGAACTATCTTAACCTCATGGTCATCGACCCCTAGTTTATTGGCACCCATCTGTTGCATAAGAGCAGGAATATCTTCTGTGGAAATCTTAGTTGCCTGAAACTTTAGATTTTTAAGGTGTTGTTCTGCATCCTCAATGTCTTTGTCAATCTGTAGTTTCCTGCGTACAAGTGTAGATAGATCCGAAACACCTTCTGTAGATACTTCGTCAAACTTACTTGCATCAATCTTTTCTTCTATATGTGTGAATAGATCATAATCACTCATGCTTTCTCCTTCTTTAAATATAAAATAAAGTTTTACCCCTTCGGGTGGTTTAGTAGTGTCCTACTTTTTCTTCACACCGTCAAGCTTCTTGCTTGCCAAATGTTCTTCCCAAGCTTTGTCTATGAGTAGTTCCATTTGTTTAGGAACGCTCCTTCTACCCTGATAGGCAAGCTCTTTTACTTTTCCATGAGTCTCCACATAAATGGCTACTGATTTAAACTTCGTAATATCCAATCAAATCTCCTGTAATAATTTAAAATCTCTAGTTTTGTTATATAAGCAGTGATAAGTTTATGTCAACCCAATAAATAATATTATTTCGTTGGTATTCTTAGCCACTCCTTGACCTTCTCTCCTAATGTTGCGGCAGATATCTTAATCTTACCTTGTAATGTCTTTACAATGTGCACATCCACCGTACCACGGCACACAAGATCCACATACAACACCTTATTATGCTGACCGATACGATGACATCGGTCCTCGGACTGCATGCGTGTCTCGAGATTAAAATCATTTGAGTAATAGATCACATTCGTTGCTGCATTCAACGTGAGACCCCGACCTGCGGTCTGTGGGTTTGCCACAAAGAATCGTGCCTCACCTCTCTCAAAGCTCTCTATCGCGTTCTGTCTTTCGTTGTCGGTTGTGTCACCGAAGAATGTAACCGCAGAGCCCTCACCAAACTTGTCTTTGAGAACTTTAGCTATCTTCTTTATGTCATACCTGAACCGCGACCATATGATTATCTTGCCCTGCATCTCTTCTATCGTATCGAGTAGTGCATCTATTCTTCTCGATGGTATCTCTACCAAGTCACCATCGTCCGTCATCACATGACCACAGAGCACTTGTTGCAGACGCAGAAGTTGTGTCATAACTGCGGGGGCTGATACTAAATCACCGCCCTCGAGCAATGCGACTGCTACGTTTTTAAGTGATACATAGTATTCGAGTTGTTCATCTGTCAAAGATACACCTCGTGTTGTGTATATCTTTTCCGGCAAATCCAGAGCCTCGTCTTTTGTAACACGAAACGAGAACTTATCTAGCTTCTCCGATAGTTCTTCTAGACCTCTATAGCCTACAATCATTTGAAAACTATGACTGCCCATTCTTTGTGTACGTGTTACGGCATACCGACCTTGAAAAGACCAATAGCTTTCATGATTCAGCAGTGATTTATCCATAAACTCACATTGCGAATATAAATCCATAGGTGACTTTGTTACTGGAGAGCCTGTCAGTATGCGCTTGTATCCTGCCTGCTTGCCAAATTGTATAATGTTCTTTGTCCGTTTTGCCTTCGGGTTTTTTATGGTGGTGCTCTCATCCACGGCCAACATAAACTTACAATTATCTATGTAACTTGCCAGATATAAACTTAGCTTCTTAGTTGTTGACCCAAAAGCCTCTACGTTAATAAGGAGTATTCTTAATCGTTTTCTCTCTTCTGTTGCCCCTTCCATAAGCTTTTCTTTTTCTGCTTTTTTGGGGCTTGGTTTCCATACGTCCACCGTATAGTCAACGTGATCAGGCATGTGTGTTGGTATTTCTGAGAGCTCCCAGTTTCGATACACACCCTTGGGTGCAATAATAATAGCCGTGTCTATACGACCAATGTCGTAGAGCCATACAATATTATCTATCAATACCTTAGACTTGCCGCATCCCATTTCCATAAAATAGGCATAGTTCTTCTTGTCATAAGACCTGCGAAGTGCCTCTTCTTGGTGGGCGTATGGTGGTGTTTTATATCTAAACATTAGCCTGCAATCTTAACCACATTGTTTCTTTCGATATCCGTGAATACTTTTTTCAAAGAATCCTCCGATAAATCCAAGACCAGTTGAGCCCTGCGAACTGCTTCTTTTAAATTTATTTTTCCATCTTGATACTCATCATGTATCTTGAGAAGGAAATCCATGTCATCTCCATGTATCATTTTAAACTACCTCCAAGTTCCAGGCCTCTTCTCCATCCGCTTATGTTCTTAGCCTTCTTAGAGCTTGTCTTAGCTCTGGTCTGCCGTGTAGGTTTTGGCGGTTGAAAATTAACAACGGCATCATTGAGTTCGCGTATCTGTTGCCGAAACTCTTCTAAGCTTAGTTCCATTTCCTCTAGCTCGATTTCTAGATCGCTCATCTTTCCCATATAATCCTCCTTCGTTTGTAAAAAATTTAAACCAATGGTCTGCACAATAAGGTGTGTTGTTTTCTATTGCGTCTGCTCTTTCACCGCAAACCATGCAACGCTTCCACATCAATCGTTCTCCCACTTATAAAATACATGGTCGTTAATTCTAACCACATATTGTTTGCTTTCATGCCAGTCTGGTAAGACATAAATGGCATGGTAGTGTGTTGATCCTTCCACAAAATCATGTAGTTTGTCCAGATATACCCCTGATGCCAACAATAGAGCATGCTCCCAAGCCTTTTTATCCTGCGGCCTATCGCTCTTACCATCGCACCACCAACTAAACTGACACTTGTTTCTGATTGGAAGGTCGGGCTGCCAAGAATAGGTCTGCCCCTGTTTGACAACCTCGCACACCGTGTCAGGGAATCTCTCATCCCTAACACGATTCATTACTACCTGACCCACGGCCACCTGACCTATCGTTGGTTGGTTACGAGCTTCATGGTAGATGTTAAGTGCAAGGCATACTAATGCAGTCTCTATCATTCATACACCTCATATTCGTTGTGAAATTCTTCGTTCAAAGAATCAATTAAATCCTGTGGCAAATAAGACTCGGGATCTGCATATCCTAATGGATCAAAATCAGTTTCTGTCTCACCTTCTTTTTGTTCTTCCTTACCAGAATAGTAAGCTCTCATACGCTTGCGGCATTCATCGTTCCAATCATCTAGATCATCGCCAACTTTATTGTTAGGATTAAACAAGATAGAAACTGTTGCGTCCGTTCCCGCTATCTTTTCCCGAATGTCCAGAATTAGATAGTTATGAATACCCCAAGTATCACACTCGACCTCGTACCCAAGTGACTCGATAAACTCACTTACAAGGTGCGTGCCGTTCCATCCATCTCCGTCCATGAACCCCCATTTACTGAAGGCATCTTGCCATTCCCATACCATCATTAGTCTAGGCATCTTCTATCTCCTTACACAATTCTTCAACTTCAGCCTCGAGATTTCCTCCCTCGTAAAATTCAATCTGGTCTTTAACATATTGAATCCTGCATTTTTCAAGACTCCAAGAGTCAGTAGTAGACTCGTCAAAGAATAAAACTTCTTGTAATTCTTTTTTAGAGCTCGTGATGGTTTGCTCAAATAACACATGAGATAAAACCTTTTTGTAAAATAAATTATTCATCTCAATATCTGAATTTTTATCAGCCTCCTTAGTATAGATACAGATAACATCGTTACTGTATCCTTCTGGCCTACCATAGTGATAGCCCCATCTAAGGTTTAGCTTGTCCAACTCAAACCGCATGGACTTTTTCCCATGTGCCTTGAAAATTGAATCAGCCTCTACCAGAATGTAACCCTCGCCTTCTTCAACGAGATAGACATTTTTAGCCCCGAAAGCATACTCCAATAAGGTTAGTGTCTCGTCACAAGTGAGCTCTTTATAATCATCAATGGATTTATTTGGATCGTAATTAACATCACCGAACATTATGCATCCTCCTCTACATCACTAATAATAAAATCTTTTGATTTGTCGTAGCCAACATCCATTCTAAAATCATCACGAGCTTGTGAACAGGCCAACTCTTCGTTATCAGCCTCAACCTCATAAGTGTATTCTAGTGTGTTATGCGGTATAAAAGTTACCTTAAATATAGTCATTGTGTTCTCCCTCTATATCTACAACAAATGCTATTCTAACTATTCCTTCATCTTCGCTTGCAACAAACCAAGAATCATTTTCTTCTTTGTTAGGAAAAATCATTTCCAATGTTTGTAATAAATCATACCGTGTCATTGTGTGCTCCTCCAAGTGTCATGGATGTCGTGCTTAAATTGTTCTCCTTCGTATTCCCCATTTGCTAATTCAGCCAAAAGCAAACAAAGATTGTCGAATGTGTATTCACTACCAACATCGCCCCATGTACTGCCAACCCAATTTTTTACTTGCTCGACCGTCACAGGTTCATCGTACCATTCTAAATCCATTTACTTTCTCCTTACATACATCGAAATATCGTCATCGCACCTGTCAGCAATATGCTTTGGGCATGAAGACACGGTAGCTAACAATCGTGCATCATGGTGGATGTCCATGAATTTACGATCCGCCTGAGAATTAGATATCTCACCATCCTCATGTAAGTTTTCTGGTGCAAGGGAGCTACAGATTTGTTGCCATAGCTCCTCCGCTTGGTCTTTGTTTTCTGGGAAACTATCCACTAAATATTTAAAGTTAATCATTCTTCCTCTCCTTGCCAATTAGGATTCCATTCTCTTAGTTTGTCCCAAACTTCTAAAGTTTTTTCATGTAATGAATCTAATTCCTCAGATAAATCGCTTAATTCATTTGCCATCATGTAAATGTCACACGCACCTTTTTTAGGCATGGTAGCTATCTCGTTTGACATATGAAAAAAGTCTTCTCTGGTTGATTGAAAATCATCCATGTGCTTGCCTACTTCGTGTATTAAATTCCTTACATAAACCCGAAACTCTGCGCTATCTTGCTTCTTTGGCTTTATTATATAATTCCTTCCCATTAACAAACCCTCCAAGTTGGTTGCCAGTTACCTTCAGCATCGCGCCCATAATCTAAAACAGTCTGCTCTTCTTCTCGAAAAGGAGAGCACACAAGTCGTGCCTTAATGACCTTACCGACTCTCTTCTCAACACCATTGGTTCTTGTCCAACCGCCACGCTCGACCTTTTCCCAAACAATCTTATGATTCTTAATCTTGCCTTTTTTCTCACCGCGTACATACCTCGGCAAATCGTCTAAAATATCTTGTGGAAAAATACGAGAAGCAAAATCAAACCCAAAGTCTGTCCATAACCATGCCTCTTTTGTTTGAATGTGTGCATAATTAGTCATTAGCAAACCCTCCAACCTTCATTGTTAAATATCTCTACTAAGTGAGTGATGAACCTTGGCTCAACGGCCATCGCATCACCCAAAAACTGTACCTCATTAGATACGTTGTTGATTAAATTTTCCTTGGCATCCTCATTCTGTGGGAAGACCAAGAACACCGAACCATGGTTCTCGATGGAATAATCTCCGTCCTCGATCCACTGGTCGTTTGTTTGTGTTGCCATTTGTTTTTCCTTCTATTAATGTTGATGGTATATAAATAAAAGATAGGTTTTCCCACGTCAAGGGATAAAATGAATAAATCTTAACCTTTTTACATATAGTGTATTCTGATGAAAAATAAAAAAAGTTTTTTAAAAAAGTTGTGGGACGAGTGGGACGTTGGGACGTTGCCTTTAAGTTATTGTTTTTTATAGTAGTGCTCGTCACATGTACGTCCCATATGTCACACTTTTTAGGGCTATAAAGCATACCGCGCACAAAAAAATAATTTTTAGAGTTAAAATTTGAGGAGATTTTACTATTGGAAAAGAAACTTGGAAGGCCTTCTGGTCTAACACAAAGACAGAAAGAATTTGCAAAATTATATATTGAAGGCAAAAACTCAAACGCAGATTGTGCTAGACTGGCAGGATATGCTTCTGACTCGGCCGCACAACATGCATATAAATTATTGGATGGAAAATCATATCCAGAAGTAGTCGAGTTTATAAAAGAATTAAGAGAGACTCGAGAAAAGAAATATGGAATTACTTTGCTTGGACAATTAAAAAGGCTTGCAGAGCTCTCAGAAGGTGCTGAAGAGGCGGGGCAATACTCTGCGGCAATCAATGCCGAAAAGATACGCTCGAGCCTTGGCGGTCTTACAATAGACAGACGCGAGGCAAACCACATACACCAGATAGATAGTCTTTCCAGAGACGAAATAGTAGGCAGATTAAATGAGCTTAGAAAATCATATCCACACGCATTCGTTGAAGGCGAGTACAAGGTGACAGAAGATGCCAAAAACGGAGAAACAATTATGGGAAGTATTGAAGAAAAGCTTCCCGAAAAAGACGCATTTTCAAAGGCTTGAGAACCGCGTATCCGAAGGAATGCCAGACTGTTATATTTGTATGAATGGCGTACCACTATGGGTTGAATTAAAAATGATAAAAAATGATAGGGCAAAGGTGCAAAAGTCACAGATTGCTTGGCATCTGGCGCATTCTCGTTGTGGTGGCGTGAGTTTTTTCTTGCTCCACGCACCTCTCCAAGGCGATGTATTTTTATTTGATGGGGCTCTAGCCTTACAGATCCATGGATCTTGCATCTCCGACCTGCGGCCTGCGGCCTTATATATAGGAGACACCTGCGGCCTACCTGCGGCTCTCCGACCTGCGGCCTTGGATCTATGGAACAGAGAGACACAAACCTGCGGCCTGCGGCCTGCGCCTCTCTATACACAGGAGAAAATGCGTAATTAAAATCTATCATTAAAAAAGAGGAGGCACAAGGCCTCCTGATGCTATGCTGCAAAGTGTTTCTTGCCTGCACCATGCGCGACAATGGCAATTGACTTTTTGGATTTAGTCATAGTACCTGCACATAAGCCACACTCGAGGCATGTTGTTCTGCTACCTGCTTCCTCGGATGCAGGACACAAGATCTCTTTTCCGTCTACTACTTCCGAGACATCTTTTATTATTCTAAAAGTTCTTATGTTTTTTGACCATGCCGCAAAGGCCTGCATCTCGGTTTCAACTGATTGCATATACAAGCTTGAAAGAAAATCCGCTTGTGACTGGTTTATCTGGTGGCTATATCCGGTATGGCCTTTAGCTTGTGACAACAAAGCTTTCCAGATATCGCTTGGTATACAAGCCCCGTCGCCATAAAAACCGATCCTAATTTTCCAATCTTTACCGAGCTCCGGTAATTCGTCCTGGCTTAAATGCGGATACGCTCCGAGATGAAATTGTTTATAAACTGTATTTGGGCTATGCATCAATGTAACGTGACAAGCGCGGCCTGCGGCCGTGCCTTTGTCCTTATTTGTTGGCGTGCCCTTGTGTGGACACTCGCCACAAATAGAATAATCTGCGCCAGTTCTATTTGCTTCAATTGGCGGGATGTCTTTGCGGATGATAACAGTTTGCATCATCGCGCCAGTTTTGCTATTTCTAGATTTACCAGTTAACGCGACACAAATAATAGGCATGTTATCCAGTAAGCTTGGCCCGTCATAAATGGTATAACCGTTTGGCGTTTTATTTTTCATTGTTTCTTCTTTCTATTGTTGATGATTTATTGTATCAGATTCGCACATAAAAGCAAGGATAAAAAGTTTTATTCCTGCGACCTGCGACCTGCGACCTGCGTCTTTCTATATATCCAAGAAAAAAACAGGACGTTATATAACGTCCTGCTTGCTATGTTTAGTTTTCATCTT